GACCTCTTCTGGCTTAACCAGTTTCATTTGATTTCCGGTATAGTAGATTCCATACTCTAGTGGTGTAACTTTTACACGAGCAACAAGATTGCTTAGTATAGTATCGTCACTGAATTCGCCTTGCTCGTCGTATATACTACCAATAAATTTTTGTATCACACCAAGGCGCTTAACTTTAGCAGGACTAGCAATCCAGATTGGCATTTCGAATGTGAGTGATGCTATGTCTATGCTCTCATCTGCGCCCATAGGCACAGTCCTTGAGCTCCACGACATGTCGCTGAGTTGTACAAATGTTAAACTTGTCCAGTCTACATAGTTGTCTGTGGACTGTATTTCAAAACTTGGATTAAAAAGTGTTGCAATCTGCTCGACTATCTGCATTTTTTGTTCAGTGTTACTTGACCAAACATCCAATGCTACTGTTAACTTATAAGGAACAGGCATTAGTCTTTCAACAGTATAACTATCACCTTGCTGATCTGTGTATGTTCCGGTCTCAACATCATAATGTCGTTGTCGTAGGTTTATTTTACCTACATGTGTAGGATCCTGCATACGCGACTGATCATATTGTAGTCCTGAAATATATGCACTCATGGCTGGCACACCGTTTAGTGCGTTTTCACTGTTGTTACGCAGTATAGTAGCAGCCTGTCTACTTTGATCTCCGTAGTATATAGGAACAGTTTGTAGTGTTTTCACACCGTCTGCGTTCTTGCCAAATTCAACTTGAAATCCGCTTAGGATTCGCATAAACTGAACTAAGAATCTACGTATTTGTCCGTCGTAAAAAAATTGTTGAGCCATTAATTATCTGCCTTAGCCTTTAATGCATCACTAAGACTTTGTCTTACTGTTACATTACCTGAATTGTTTGTGAATGTTTCTGTGTTGTTTACAAAGCCACTACGTTGTGTGGTATTGTCTGCTCCTGGCGTAAGTGTTGTTCTCACATTATCTTCAATTTTCACCCAACGTCTCCCGTCGTATCTAAACAGTCTGTTTGGCAAGTAATCTGTTCTAAGTGCATAGTCGCCTACCGATGGACTATCCGGAAAAGCAATACCAACAGTTACTGGCATGCCATTCGGTGTTAGTCCGTTTCCGGTTAAATACCCCTCCGGCACAGCCTGCGGACTTAGTATAGCATAGTCTGTGTTTACACTGTCGCTATCAGCAGTTACGTTACCGTCGGCTGTTACACCAATTGGGTCACCTGGATACTTACCATCTGGTGTTGTTGACTTGATATAAAGGTGACTGATATCATAACCACTAAGTGGAACTTCTTTCTCTGCTTCTTTGATAATAGCGTTGTTTACATTTTGATAAGTTTCGATAGTACTTTGTACACTACCAAGACTTACGTTACCGTTGGTCGGATCCCAATCAGGAGCATCGACTTTGATTTGATCAAGTATGTCTTTGTACTCTTGACTGTCTGTTAACGGATTAAGTTTTACACGCCACAAGTGCGGCCACCAAGTTTGACTAAACCCTTCGGCAGCATTTTGACAATCACTTACTACGTAGAATCTTTTAAGTGCCACAGGCAGTGTGTTATCCAATGGATAATAGTCCATTAAATGTTGTAACTCTAACACATCACCGTTCATCATTTTGCGACCAAGTGTTTCTATCATATCATTAATATGGAATGTCATGAACAGTGTGCCTGTTTGCAAAAACATGCCAAATTGGCTAAGATCAAATGTGGTGTCTTGTACTTGATAGATACCACGCATTGGGTAGATGTCTGTGTCGTACTTGCGGTCTCTGTTCTCTAAGAAGAACAAGTCCTGAATATTCTTTTCACTTTGGTTTGTATAACTTGGTTCTGAAGGATTCTCGTAGAACTTTATGGTACTACCACTGAGTAGTGCTATGGTTGTGCTGTTGTTTAGTGTGACAGAAGTTGCATCTTTAGCAATAACTTTTGTATCAGCAGGAATACCTGTGCCTGTAACAAACTCACCTAACCCGATGTTTGATGTACTAGCAAATTCTAATACTGCACTAGCTGAAGATTGAGTTGCATTGGTTATTTTTACTGTGTTCTGTTCTTGTGTGCCTAGATACTTGTGTACGTTTACACCAGTGCCGCCAACAGTGAATTCTTCGCTGATTATGCGATCCATAAATTTGTAATCGTTTGAGTGTTTTCCGTCTTTCCAGAGTGATAATCGTGGCACAATAAAATCCTATAGTATCTATGTATTTAGCGGTATTTAGAACCTGGTGTAAGTTGTTGATTTTATTAGGGGCTTGACATTAGAGATAAATGAGTGTAAAATAGCGTTATAGTTTGTAAATTAGAGGAGCTCAAATATGGCAGTTAAGACTAAAACTAAAGGTAAAGGTTTTGATGAGCGTGGTACTGGTCCTGAGCCAGTATGGGATACAGAACGTGCATTAACAATGGACGATAAAACCTTTAGTCATCATATGAATAACAGTTTACGTTATTATGCCTACCACTACAGTACCAAAGATCTTAAGAAGAATGTAGTAAGTTGGATGCAGGACAACGGATATGAGAAAGTTGATATAGATGCTTTTATCAAAAGTCCTGCTGGACATTTGGGAATAACTGCATGTAGCCTAGCCACAGCACATAAACGTGGCATGCCACTCAAGGAAGACGCAATCAAGTTTATCAAAGAACGGATTGAATATGTATCCAAAATTGTTGACATTGATGCAGATGAGGAAGTAGTTGAACAAAAAGTCACCGCACCAGCACAAGTAAAAACCATACAAGACAGACTACAAGAAAAAACTGATGCCAATCTTGCACACTTTGATGGGTTAGTTGACGAACTGATCAGCGGCAATAAAGTTGATCCAAAAGCATTCGAATACTTCAAAGCCAACAATGTACCACAGGCGCAGTTGAGCAAGTATACAGAATGGGCCGAGCAGTATGTTGCTGAACTTAAAGAAGCGCAAGCAGGACAAGACGAAGATCTTGCAGAGTCCTACAAGCACTACAAGGCCGCAGATTTTAAGCGCATGTATGCTTTCTTTGACAAGTTTGATCAAGCCATAGACCAATACAAACAAGTTAAGAAGCAAACCAAAAAAGCTCGTGTTAAACGTGCACCTAACAAGGAAAAAGCAGTAAGCAAGATGAAGTACTTAAAGGAAGATAATAATCTTAAACTTGCTAGTATCAACCCTGTTGATATAATAGGTGCGCAAGAACTTTGGGTCTACAATGTTAAAACACGCAAGATGTTTAAGTATGTAGCTGATGATGTACTTGGCCCCCTAAACGTTAAAGGAACAACGGTTTTAGGCTTCAATCCAGCTAAAAGTATAGGTAAAACGGTACGCAAACCTGAACAAGTGCTATCGTCTTTCATGAAAGCGGGCAAAGTACAGTTACGCAAGTTTTTAGACGATATTAAGGCTGTGAGCATTCCTGCTAACGGACGTATTAATAAAGATATACTTCTACTAAAGGCTTTGTAATCAATATTAGTATCCTGATAAATACTTTACAAGGATACCAATATGGCTGAACAAGATTTATCACCAACATTTTTTGCTAACGGAACACTGAGGACCGACAGCCTCTATGTTCCTGCTACAGGAACCGGGCACGGACACATTAAATATGACCCGGATGGAAACTTTGGTGACCTAACCACAGCACCAGTAGACGGAACAGTACAGTTAAAACGTGGAGAAATCACAGACTATATCAGGCTACGTTTAGCAGACGGCATAGTTGATGTTGAGTTAGATACAGATCATTACAATCTTGCTATCGACCAAGCAGTTTTAAAATATAGACAACGTGCTGACAACAGTCAGGAAGAATCATATGCGTTTTTAAAACTAAAACCAGAAACACAAGAGTACATATTGCCTAGTACTGTAATGGATGTAAGAGCCGCATATAGACGTGGTATAGGTAGTGTAACAGGAACGACAGCAAGTCAGTTCGAACCGTTTGCTAGTGGTTATCTTAACACGTATATGTTAGTTGCAGGACGAGTAGGTGGACTATTAAGTTACGAATTGTTTGTTGATTATCAAAAGCAGTCCATGAAGATGTTTGGTGGTTATTTAAATTTCCATTACAATAAGACAACACGTAAGCTAACACTAATTAGAAAAATACCAACACAAGGTGCCAATCCTCCAGAAGAAGGCATGGAAGATTGTTTACTTCACATATACAACTATAAGCCAGACAGCATGTTGTTAAACGACTATCAGGCTTTTCCGTGGATACAAGAATATGCATATAGTTTTGCTAAACGTATACTAGGCGAAGCACGTGAAAAGTTTGCTACAATTGCTGGACCCAGTGGCGGAACCACTTTAAATGGTGCTAGTCTTAAAGCAGAAGCAAACGAAGAAATGGCATCCTTAGAGCAACAACTTAGAGAATACGTTGATGGCAGTAATCCACTGACTTGGGTAATTGGATAATGAGAGCAAAAGAATTTATTAAAGAAGATCATAAAAAAGGGCATGTATCTAGCAATCTTAGACACTCTGGTACACATGCGGTTGAGTTGGGCAACGACCATTACTACGATCATTACAGAATTGGGGTAGCAATGGCAGGTTCACCGGATATTAAAGTACCTCGGTCTGGCCCTGCAGAAGATAATGCTCATATATGGATGTATTCGGATGCAGACGAAAAGATTGCTAAAACTGCAATGAGACAGCAGGGAATAAAAGGCAAAACACTTGTGCCCAAAGGTAGCAAGGAGCATCCAGTCGTAAATAAACTAAGCCCTGTAGCGAAACCTAAAAAGAACAAATACGGAGTTTAATTTTCTTTTTAACTGTGTTATAATCTATCTATGATTATAGGAATATGTGGATTTATTGGATCCGGCAAAGACACAGTAGCAAACTACCTAGTAGACAAACACAACTACCAACGTGACAGTTTTGCTGGCGCACTCAAAGATGCAGTAGCATCTGTATTTGGGTGGGATAGACAACTGCTCGAAGGTGCAACCCCTGAAGCACGTGAGTGGCGAGAACAAGTAGACACTTGGTGGGCCGAACGTTTGGACATGCCTACACTTACCCCACGTTGGGTATTGCAATACTGGGGCACAGAAGTTTGTAGGCAAGGATTCCATGATGATATATGGATTGCTAGTTTAGAGCATAGGCTATTACAGCAAGATGCTGATACAGTTATTAGCGATGTGCGTTTCCCTAACGAAGTTGAAGTGATAAAGAAAGCAGGCGGCAAAGTGTGGTGGGTTCAGCGTGGAGCACTTCCGGACTGGTACCCACAAGGTATGTTGGCCAGCAACGGGTACACCGATGCAGTTAAACAATTAGAAGAACAAAACGTACACATAAGTGAATGGGCCTGGTTACAAACTGTGTTTGACCTAGTGCTCAACAACAACAGCACTGTAAATCATCTTTATTCTAAGATCAGTAGTCGACTTTAATCAAACTCGATACTTTCTAATTCTATAATAGAACTATAATTTACTATTTGTTCTAACAGTTCTATGTTCTCGACTTTCCCTACAACTGGGAATCCTATGTAGGATTTAATTTTTTCAATACCGTGATGATCTACAAATGCAGGATCATGTTGCTGAAACTTTTCTATTAGCTGATCTTGTTCACTGAACTCGTCAGTGGATACTGTTATTAGATTAATACCAGGCTTTACAAAGTCATGAAACTTGCAAGTCTGACTTATGTTGGTAAAATCTTTTTCGGAGTACACCTGTAGAGGACCGTGACCAACATAAGGGTTCTGCAGTCTAAGATCTCCAATATCTAATTTAGATTTAAACTCGTAATCTCGCAATGCAAATCCAGTGTCATTATACCATTCTATCTGCATCCAACCTATCCTACTAGGTGTAACGTTGTCCTGCAATATATGTAAACCGTAGTGTAGATCGTGTATAACATGATCAAGTTCAGCAGGGATATTGTCAAAGCCATTCATTAACAGTTGTTCTATGTCTTTATGCAATTGTGTTGTATTCTCTAGCGCAAGTTCTTGAACGTTCCAATTCCACCCAAAGTGATCGTTTGCTTGTTCTGCTAGCCTACTCAAGTATTGTTTTGTAAATTTAGGTCTGTCACGATATACAGGAAACGACTGCTGGTAGTTTGCTTTAACTAAACTATAATACTTCTCCCCAACATTGGTATCATCGACATTACATATTAACTGGTCAAAGTTTTTAAATTTTATTAGAAATTTCATTTGTCGTCATCAATGGAACTTTCAGTCCATGTATTTTTGGTTTGATGTATTTCTATCCTACAGTTAGCACAAATACTTTTTAGATTAATCCAGTTGTTGTTTTTTAAGTTTCCATCAACATAAAATACAAACATCTGTTGTTTGTGTTTTGCTTTAAAGCCACAATGTTCGCAGACCAGCTTCTTTTTATATCCAGCTCGT